GTCAATGGGGCTGGGGTAGGGGCTTGGGGGTTCGTTGGGCTACTTCCTCGAGAAGAAGTTCATCACCGGCACCACGTCAATGAGCTTCTGCATCCGCTTCTTCAGACTCAAGGCCGCTCGGTTGAGCCCGCTCACCACCAAATACCGCGTCGCATCCATCAAGTGGTCGTTCTCCTTCACAACCCGACCCTTGTCGTCCCGCCGGTACAATCGGAACTCCGCCACCCAGTTCGTCATGCTCTTAAACACCTTCAGCCGCCCAGTTGACATCCGCTGCCACACATCGTAAATCCCCGTCTCCACCGCGTTGTTCGCCACCGTCAAGTCCAACCCCATCTGCCGGTACCTCACAAACAACTGCTGCCCGTCTACCTGTGTTCTACCGCGGGAGGCAGGGTCAATCACCCCAGGGATACCACGCCCCCTCGCGTTTATCGCCTCCGCGTGAATCGCCGGCTCCGCCTGACCGCGGTAATGCTCCGAGTACAGGTACAACGTGTCACTCTGCTGGTCCAACGCCCCAAACACCGCTGCTGTCTTGTTCCACCCCACGTCCATCCCAAACACCCTAGGCCAGTGCACCGGTACCTCGAAGTCAGGCACCACAAGCTCGCTCTCAGGCACCGGATATATCGCCCCTGCCCCCAACTGCGGCACACCCTTCGACCGCGCATCCCTCTGGAAAGGCGGTATGCTCGACCACAAATCCTCCTTCTGCTTCTGGCTCAAGTGCGGTACGTCGTCCCACGTCGCCATCCCCACGAACTTCGTCCCCTCCGCCCGCTCACACACCTCCCCGTCCCTCAAAAACGCCATCACCGTCTCGCTCATCCCCAACAGCGGCGTGAACGTCAGCATCACCATACCGTCGTTCGTCATCGTCCTCAGCAGCGACTCTGTGTAGATGTCCAGCGGTGGCTCCTCGTCCAGCCAGATGATGTCCTGCTCCGTCCCTTGGAAGCTCTCGCGCCTCTGGTCGTAGCTCTTGAGCGTTAACCGCGACTCGCCCCCTGATGCGTGCCGGACCACGATGATTTCTACCGCGTCGGCGATGCCGGCCTTGGCCGACACCCGCAGGATGTCCTCCTTCGGGATGAGGCCCGTGCCGTGGCTCCCCGCCGGTCCCAGCAGCTTCGTCTGCAAGATGTCCCGTGAGGTCTTACCGGTGTCCCCTGCCGCCCACGCTGAGATGGGACGGTCGAACCGGCGGCCCGTCCACCATGAGGGGTACCGGCCCGTCAAGTGTACCGCCATCTCGAAGCCGCCGATGCCTTCGGTCTTGCCGACGCGGTTGGCTGCCATCATCAGACGCTCCTTGTACTTCGCCCCCGCCTCGAAGAAGGCTAGGTGCTTTTTGTAGAGCTCCCGTCTGAGGGGTCCGGTGTCTGGGTAGTAACCGAGCAAACGGCGCTCGCGCTTGCGCCTCTGGAGTTCCTCCAAACACAAGACGAGTTCTGCTTTCTCTTCTGGACTGAGTTCTTTCACGGTCTAATAGCGACATTCACGGAGACGCCGCCGTCTCCGCTGTAAGTTCCGGACGGGTTCAGGGGGTTTTAGGTATGTTTGGATTCGTGATTTATTTATAAGTCAATGTGCAACCTAGCGCTGGAATCCCTGATGACTGACACTAAACGCGTTTTGATTGCATGGAATCACTATGAGTTAAGCTATTAGTCTTTACAATCGCAGTCATGTATACTTGAACTTCAAGTACCACTTTTATCTCCAACCTCCACAGCATCAACGACTTCGCCTGTTTCAATGCCAGCGGGAGACAACCCTTCGCGCAACATACCAGCTACCCTTTGCCGGATCTCAGCGTCGGAGAGCGTGGAAACGGTGGCAGCTCCCGACTCGGGAGCCTGCTTTGGTAGCACCTTGGCCAGTAACACGCAAAAAACCTTGGGCTCTTGCCGAGCAACCTGCTCGAGATAGTCCGCCCCACCTACCCTCTCGAACGCATCCACGATAGCGTTGCGCACCGCTACCGTTGTTTTGTTGGGGATACCTTTGCGCGAACCGCCCCCAACATGACGCCCACGAACCAACTCTAGCTGATCAGCCATGCCCACACTCTATTTGCTCATAGAGAGAGCAAAGCGAGACACTCTTTTCTCTCTGTGCGCACATTTTGCGCATTTTTCTTGTTGCCACACCCCACAAGTTGCGCCAAAGTTGCACCAAGCTTGCAATGTGCAAGCGAGAAAAAAACCCCATAAACCTATGCAACTCAGCACCAAGCAACAAATCCAAACCATCGCATCCATCATGCGCACCATAGACCCCACAATCACCGCACTGCAAGCACTCAGCACTGCCCGTTACGTGTTAAATCACCGCTTTGCAGGCGATTATACAAAAGCACTCGAACACGCTTATGACCCCTATTTGGTTAATGGCATCATCTGCTGGTAACACCCCAACCCTACCTAAACCCATGAAAACCAACCTTTTATCCCTCGGATTCCTCACCCTCACCGCTGTCGACACCCTCGCCCTCTCCCAACTTCACCTTTCTCTCCCTGAAGCGCTTTGCTTCCTCGCCCTTTTCATCTGGTCCACTGTCCTGCTGTGGCGTTCGCTCCTTTCTTAAACCTCTCAACCCCAACAAACTAACCAACCCGCACCCAAAACCAACCCAAACACAACAAACTCAACAAACACAAACACTTATGCAAACCCTACACAACACGTTCCACGGCACGTCCATCCGCATCAAATCCCCTCTCGATTGGGATCAGATAGCTGACGCCGCTTACCGCGCTGAGTCGACCCGTCCACACAATCGCAATCGCTCACAACTCAACGCATTAGCATTACATAGGCGCATCAAGCGCACCTTGTGTGGCATGACGGATTGCAGCTGTGGCATAGTGCGATAACCAACTCACCCCCAACAAACTACAAACTAAACCAAACCAAAAATGAAACTCCTAGGAACATCCTCAGCTAAAACCGTTAAAGGTGAATCACTTAGCTACCTTACCGGAATCCTGTACCTTGCCCCCCACACCCTCTCCGGTGCTGGCAACGTCTGCCCATGGGCAGCGTCATGCAAAAAAGGCTGTCTAAACACCTCTGGACGAGGTGCTTTCTCCAACGTCCAAAAGGCGCGCATTGCCAAGACCAGACTGTTTTTCACTGACCGTGACGCATTCATGGAGACCCTTTTTGAAGATTGCAAGGCCTTGATATCCAAGGCGAAGCGCGCTGGAATGCTCCCTTGCATTAGGCTCAACGGAACAAGCGATTTAGCGTTCCACCGATTGGTGGTTCCCTCTCAAGGCAAGACACTTATGCAATGCTTCCCTTCCGTCCCCTTTTACGATTACACAAAGTCCGTCAAAAAGGCATTGGACAACGCAAAAGGCCTTCACGCTCCGAACTATCACGTTACGTTCTCTCGAGACTCAGCAGCCAACGAATCCGAATGCGAACAGGTTCTGCGGGCAGGCGGTAACGTCTCCGCCGTGTTCCGTGACTCTCTCCCATCAACCTACTGGCACCGTCCGGTCATTAACGGCGACGCAACAGACCTTAGGTTTCTGGACCGCCGCGCGCGCGCTGGACGCTCTGGTTACGTTGTCGGACTCAAAGCCAAAGGCCAAGCCAGGCATGACCAAAGCGGATTCGTTGTCGACACTCTCAACTGACACACTTATGCGCACCTTCTACGTTTACACACTCAGTCCGTCCGGTTCGCGTTCGTTTGTTGGCACAGTCAACGCCGACAACCAGGGAGAGATTCTCCGCGCGCTGACTCGCGAGTTCTCCGCAACTGACATCCACTGGAGCATCTCAACCAACCCGCCCCCCTCTCCCCTACTCGCTCACCGCGTCGGGACGGACGGCAAACTGTACCGCCACTGAGCCCACTCCCTTCCCCACCCCAAGCCGCGTCTCTCACGAGATGCGGCTTTTTCGTGTCCTCTCCCGTCCCGCCTCCCCTTCCCGCCTTCCCGCTCTTCTCACCCCTCGTCCGCTATCGCCACCTTCCCCGCTTCCTTCCTCTCGCTCTCACCCCGTTTCTGTTCGTTCTAGGCCTATGTTTCTCCCCGCTCCTCTGTACGCGTTCACCTTCCCACCCATGAATCCAACCTAAGCAATCCAAACTTAGCGGATCCGTTACGCTCCTGAACCCCTCTGAAACCCTGATTTTCCACCTGAAACCGTTTTCCAATTTCCTCCCTCTCCAAAAACTTTTCACGAATTCGAAAATCTCCCCAACCGTTTCGATTTCCCAACGTTAATCCGGTTTTTCCGCCACAAACCCCACCCCTTTCGCAAACTTTTCGCAAACTTTCCCCTAAAGCTTTCCGTCGGAGCTGCCGACAAAACCAAGACAACCCCAAACCAAAAACAAACCATGCAAACACAAACCAACCCCATCACTCGAACCATCATCATCACTGTAGAGGAGCACATTGACTCTAACCATGTTACTTGGTCACCTGCGCGAGGAGAAGTAAACCGTCACAATGAACTGGCCGCATTGATGAAGCTCAAAGTATCTGACGTAACCTCCCGTTGCGTGCCCTTGGAAATTAAGATGGAAACATCACTGGATGCTTTGCATGACCGTCTTGAGCACATTGCCGCAAAGAGTAGGTTAAAGCTGAAGCGGATTAGTAAAACAAGATGGAGTGTGACAGGCCGTTTGGCGACGCGCTTGGTTTACGAGTTTCCTGAGGTGAGAGGAGACGGCACCAAGTGGGGACCAGTGGACTTTTACGACGATGTTCGCGACAACGTGTTTGCTGCTGTTAGGTCGGGGCTGGACTTCTCGACAGACTGGATTTCCTGCAAGAAAGAACCCGTCTCATGCCGCATCACGCGAGAACGTGGGAAGACGCAAGTAAAGGTCAGCGTGTGCGGGGAAGGGGATGTTTACAGCGATGCGTCAGTGACGACCCAACTGCACAAGTCACTCACGGATGACCAGATTATGCGCCGTCTTGAGCGTGCTGCCAACAAAGCGTGGGACATTGCTAAACGCGACCTTGCAGAATGGTCTACTGAATATTGCGACTAACCCTGAACCCCAAACCAAAAACAAACCATGCAAACCCTGAACAAACCCCGATCCAACAAATACCCCGCCGACTGCGCCGACTGTGGGTGCCGTGTACCAGCGAACACCGGCACGCTATCGCGTGCGCGCTCTGGCTGGAATGTGCATTGCCCTGACTGCGTTGACCGGTGCGGTGACGCGCCCTCTGAGGCCTCTGAAGCCCTTTCTTGGAGCAAGGGCAATGCGGTGTCCTACGGCATTGCTTTCTCAAGCGGCGAGCGCTTCACGCGCAACCGCCGTGGGCGGTGTATTGACGCGCCGTGCTGTGGGTGCTGCACGATTTAACACCGCACCTCCCTCTCTCCTCTTCCCTCGCCGAGCCGCCCCGTTGTGGGCGGCTTTTCTTTTGCCCTGCTCTCCTCACCCGCGCCGTTCTCTGCGGTGCGTTCTCGGTGCCTTTCTGCGCGTTCTGAACCCATGCCCTGCTCTATGCCCCCTCCCCGATCCCGTCCCCCGCCCCATCCCCCGCCTGATCCGTCTGCGCCGTCCCGTCCCGTCCCGTGGGAGCTGCCTGCGCTCACCGCTCGTCGCTCGTCGTTGCTCCATCACGCCCCAAGCTGCGAAACCGGACAAACGGATTTACGTCCTGTTTTCTGGGTGAAACGGTTTTCCGATTTTCTGGGATTGGGAAAACTTTTCACGAATCTGAAAATCCCGTCAGCCTTTTTGAAACTGGAACGTTGATCCGGTTTTTTGGTTGGCCGTCTCTCCGGCCTGTCACGCCGTTTCTAGCTCAACCGTGATCGAGCCACGCAGTGCGTTCGCGGAAGGCATACACCCTTACCGCATGCTGGCGTTCTCTGGCAACAGAGTTCTCCTCAGCCTGCTGATGGCACTGCTGACGGCAGCGGCCTGCGCCGCTGGGCTCCCTGCTTTTCTTGCCTGTAGCAGTCTGATGAGTGCGTCGACTTGGGCGACGCCTGCACTCAGCGAATGTTCTGCGTGCGCTGGCGCTGGCGCGTGCGTCCTGCGGTTGTTTGACTGCTGTATTACCCCCTCGTCCTCAAACGCGCCCAACAGAGTAAACTCGGGGCTTTTGGGGTGGTTTTGGGCTGTGGTTTGGGGATGCGGCGCTTTCATGCAAATGTCAACTGACGCTTGTCCTGCTTCTCTTTGCACACATACCCCGACAACATCAAACTCGTTGGCACCGCTTTTGACCGTGCCCACTCCTCAAGCCCAACGGTCTGCTTCTTATCTCCTCGGTTCCACCCCGTGCCGTCACATGACTCCACACCCAACTCTTCCAACCACCCCAGCTTCGCTGGCGCATTGCACCTCAACAAATGCACACGCGGGAACGACCGTGCCCACTCCTCAATCGTTGCCCACTTCCACTCCGTTGTACCGCCAACAGCCACCACATCCGGTTTTGCCAATCTGACCTGCTCCACCGTCATCCCATCCTGCACTGCCATCGCCCTAGCAAACGGCACTTCATCCTTGAACTTGCTCCACCTCTCCAGCGTCGCCTCCCCATCCCCTGGCACATCCGGAACAATCGCCCACCTTGGAGCCTGTTTCTGTGACTGCGCCCAAAACATCATCCGCCGCCACGCATCCGCGCTCCAACGCGACTCATCCCACCTGTTTGCTTTTGAGTCCCATGCCGCAAACGCTCCGTTGTCCAATGCGTACGGCATCCACGGCCACGGGCCTCGCTCCGCCCCTGGCGAAAACAAATGCCCAATGCGTCCCGTCTCCCTCGCAAGACAATGCCAAAACCACCCTGTGCTGTTGGCTGGCATAACAATCATAACCCGAACTCCTCGGCCATCGTCACACGCACAACGGTCGGCACACACGCCTGCATCCACCGGTCCGCGTCCAGCAGCAGCCCCTTGTCCCCGCCCCTCCACTCCAGATCCGCCACAACCCGCGACAGAAGCCGCTCCTTGAGCTCGCTGACCACATGCGTGCCATCCGCCACCAGCTTCTCCGCCTCCATGAGCTTCCCGCGCAGGTCGCTTGCTGCGGCTATCTCGCGGTCGAGCCGCTTCTCCATCCGCTCCAACGCACGCATCAAGTTGCGGATGATGTCCTCGGGCTCCATGACCGGCAGACCGGTGTCGTGGATGCCTGGGGCGTGGGCTGGACCGTGTGCGCTGTACTGCTCGTCGTTATTTGGTGTGACCATGGTGTGTTGTCGTTGTTGTTGTTGTTGGTTTCATTGCTTTTCTGATTTTCTTCCCGACCTTGCTGCACTCCGCCCCGCAGAACCGGTGACCTGCGTTGATCTTTCTGAACACCGTGCCGCAGTTGTCGCACGCATAATCCGCCAGCGGTTTGCCCCGCAGACCCCGCGCAACAAACCACACCCGCACGCTCTCGATGTTGGCCTTGCGCGAACACTCTTTGCTGCACCGCAAGTGCACCGAGCAGTTCTTCATGAATCTCTTGCCGCACTGGTCACACGCGATGACCCGCAGCTTGTTCTGGCTCTCGGTGCGACCGCTGTACTTGCCGCGCTTGGGCTTCTCGGGCGGGACAACCGCTCTGCCCTGCGCCACCA